AGGGGATGATTCCCTATTTGGAAGGGGAGCTAGGAAGGTATCTTCTTGGAACCAGAAGTATCCTTTTATTGTTTCTGCAGTTATAGGTCTACCCTTTCCTCGTTATGTAGCTAACCACATAGAGATGATAGCAGACTACACACCTATACTGGGAGCTATTGTACCAGCACTAAAGAAGGCAGGTCTAAATATCGGTGGTGATGCATTTAAGTCAAATGAAGATAGAATGGTCAGACAGCTTACAGGTACTGTTCTACTTGGTTTGGGCTACACGATTGCTAGAGATAAGAAAGGTGAAGTAGACTATGGCTCCATCGAAACAGCAGTAGGTGGTGATGCTGACCTAGCACCGTCAGCTGGTTTCTTAATTGCACCTATGTTCTTAGGAGATTTGGCTTATAGGTATATTGAAGGACTGAATATGCCTTCGTACAGCAAAGCTTTGCTAGAAAGTGCAGAAGTTCTTGGTGGTTTGGGTGACCTAGGGGTAGACGCATCACTGGCTAAGGAGCTATATAAGTCAGCAGAATCTGGAGACTTTACAGATAACTTGCAGAAACTACTAGGTAACGTTGCTTCCACCTTCACCTACCCTGGCACACTAGCAAGAGACATCACAGGTCAGTTCTCCTATGAAGCAGCTGGTACACCATACGTAAGAGATCTAGAGGGTATAGGGCCATTTGAAAATAGGGGAGCAAGAGATGTAACAAGAGGTAGAGATTTACCAACAAGCATGAAGGGTGAAAGAGGTAGCTTCCAAGTATTAGCTGGGCAAGCTACAAGGTTTTTGGCAGACTCAGAAAACGTACAGTATACACAGTCCTTCACCAGTGATCCTGACAACGACATCAGCTACTTCTCGCCCTTTAACCCAGCGCCTGTAGGTAAGATGAACCCATTGCTAAAGCAGTTCTCTGGCTTCCAACAGAACCCACCCATGACAAGCTTACAGCGTGAGATGAACAAGTTATATATAGAAGAGTATGAGGTGTATAGTAATAGGACAGCTACTAATGCTACTGTTGACTATGTTCTTAGACATAAGCTGGCTAAGAGTTTGCCCCAAGCATTTGAGGCTTGGAGAAAGAGTGCTGAAATTAAAGCTGGAAACAATAACACCTACGACGAAATGTCATCTGATGAGAGGTTGGGGGACAGGGCTAGTGCTATAAAGAAAACGGCTTTAGAAGGTTTCATGAACGCTTACATTCTTAAACAAAAAGAAATAGTAACTGACTTATTTGACAACATGAAAGTAAACAAACCAGTACAAGCTAGAGGTTTCATACGCAATAACTACGTACTCAAACGTAAAGAATTAGGTGCAGAGTTGTTTGACAGGGCTGCTCAAGATTTAGAAAACTCTGACTTTAGTACATCAGAGGAGTACTTAGCTGACTCTGAGAACATACTAGAAGAGTTAAATAGGCGTATGGTTATAATGAATAGGGCAAAGCAGATAAAGGCTGACCTTGAGCAACCTGACTTTAATATTGTTGAATAGATAAAGAAAACCCCCAGTGTTTAGCTGGGGGTTTAACTTGTAGTTACTTCTTTTTATTGTTTAACATTCTACTGCTGTACCTATATGCTTCATCCACTATGTCGTCTAACTGTATGTACTTACCAGACGCTAGTAAACCAGACAGTGCACACCCAGCGTAGTAGTCCTCTAACTGCACGAAGGGTAGAGGAACACCTTCTTCATTAGTCTTAACGAACTCTTGGGCTTCTTGCTCAAGGGTTTTCTTTTTATCTAGGTCTGTCATGTTTACCTATGCTTTTCTTTGAGAGCTAAGTTAGCTTGGTTAAGATACCACGCAGCCTTGTTCATGTCCTCTGTGGGGTTACCCTTGTAGAAGGCACGGTGGTTGTACTTCATTACATTGCCACGGCAATAAGCTACAAACCCATCAATACCTAAGACCTGCCTGATGTACTCAATACATTCTATACCATCTGTGTGGTTGTAGTGGTAAGGTTTTTGTACTGGATCAAACACAGGCGTAAGGTCAATGTCGCATTCAGGACAAGTAGAGTCTTCTTTTAGATAACTATCACAAACATTACAGAACTCTTCATTCATTACAGACCTTCTTTCATAAAGACTTTGACCCACTCTGCACAGATGCCACTCCGTACAATGTCGTCAACACCAAACTCAACAATGGGTACATCAAGGTAGTACTTCTTTGAAAGGTGAATGACTTTAGCTAGGCCACTCTGTCCCTTCAAGTCGGACTGCTGTATGTCTCCGTTAAGAACGATTGTACTACCTTCACCTACCCGTGTCAATAACATCTTGATCTCTGGGATCTCAATGTTCTGTGCTTCGTCTACGATGATGAAGGCATTGTCAAAGCTACGACCACGCATGAGAGCTAGGGTAGCTACTTCGATGTTGCCTGCTTTAAGTCCTGTCTCTACGGCACCCTTACCTAGGTGCTTAGTCAGTACGTCTAGCACAGGTAAGGCCCAAGGCTGAGCCTTCTCCTCAAGTGTTCCTGGTAGGAATCCAATGTCCTTACCGACTGCTACGTGTGGGCGAGTGATAACAATCTTATCTATCTCTTTGAGGATGTACAGATCAGCAGCACAGGTGGCTGTCACATAAGTCTTACCTGTGCCTGCTGGACCTAAGATTAGAACCTGCTTGCTAGTGCCTATTGCTTGTATAAGATCCTTTTGTTTATCTGTACGAGGTACAATACCTGACGTAGGTTTAACAGCTGCACCCTTGTACGTAGTCTTACGTCTTGATCGTGTCTGCTTCTTGGGTGGTTCATCATTAGACAGTGACAACATGCTGTGAGTTTTCCTTTACGTAGCTGAGTGGTAGTATGGTCATTAGATCCCCACGGTCTGGCCTAGCGTACAGGCCAAAGTCACCCTTGTAGTACTCAGTACATCTCTTTCGTAGATCCAGGTAGATGTCGTCAGGGTCTATTAAGTAGAAAGCTTCTTCACCTCTGACTGCAATGAACCTATCAACACCGTTAGGTACACCCCATCCTTTAGTTGGTTCCCAGTTAGGTGGTCTCTTAACAGTCTTCAACTCCCACCAGATAGTGTAGGTGACTTCACTTGAACGAGAGAAACGCTTAGCTGCCTTAACATCTACCCGTCCAAACTCTTTATCTAATACGTCCCAGTGTTCATGTATGTCTTCATCCTTAGTGGACTTACGTACATAGTCTTTACCTCTTAGTGCTGCAAACTCTTGCTCTGCTGACGTACCCTCAAGGTAAGACTGTGCATTTCTTTTAGCATAGGCCATGTAATATTATCCTTCCAGCATTGGTCCACCCCGCAGGACTCGAACCTGCAACCTAGTCATTAGAAGTGACTTGCTCTATCCAGTTGAGCTAGGGATAGTTGTGCAGCAGTTTAAGCACATGCTTAGGTGCGTGTTGCTTTAGAACAACGCTGAAACAAACGGAATGATTGTCTCAGTTGTAATTTTATATCCCATAACTACAACGATATTAAACATAATAAATTCAGCCATACTATTCTCCTTTCTTATACTAGATCTACGATTTCACAACTATCACCAGAGCAAGCCAACGTCTGACTTCCTGACGTGTTGTCTTCTTTCTCATAATTGGCTAGGTCTTCCCAGTTAATTGAGCTTGGCATACAGGATAGAAGTGTTTCGTAGTCTGTTTTACTACAGTCTTGATAAGGCGCTTGCTGGTACGTATGCTCATTGAAGGGTAAGAAAGATACGCCAGACATTTCATCAAAGTGTTTGTAAACAAACGCACCTACTTCTAACCATTCAGAATTTCTAACGTTTATAGTTACCGATGGCTTATGCTCACACCATGATCTTTGATAAGATAGCCACATCTCTAGCTGTTCAATAGCTGTAGTATCTTTGGTACACACTGCACCTTCTGGAGCCTTCTGAGGAAAACTAAATACAGTAGTCTGGTCTGGCTTCATTACGTCTGGAGAATTAGGTATGCCTTGGTCTATCATAAACTGTGTCAGTGGGTCTTTGTTATCACCACGTACAGTACGGATGTAGTAGGGCGAGTGACGCGAGTGTATGCCCGATGCGCTATTCACCAATTGTGATACCGTTCCTGACGGCTTAACACACGAGATAGCAGTAGAGACAGGGATGCCAAGTCGATCAGCCCATTCAGCATTAGTCGAGACAGCAATAGAACGTAGGTGCTCAAGTGTTTTATCTAGGCCTGAGTTAGCTGTTGTGAGTAGTGGGTTGTCCATTATCCCCGTGAGTGACACACCCAACAGGCGTTCCTCTTCGGTATTTCGCTGCCACAGTTTTCGCAAGTAAGGGAACTTCGTGAAGGTAGATTGAATAGTACCCAAGATTGTAGCAATACGAACTTTTCTTTCAAGGTCTGCAAGATTATCTGTCGCACGTACTACACACTCCGTTAAATTACACACCTGACCACTGCGTAATATTATCTCGCTGCAAGGGTTAGTGCCGAACTCATGGTCTGCATCACGCCTACCATTCTTAGCTGCTTGCTTCTTAGCTGCCTCACGGTTGAAGATACCACGCTCACCTGAGCCTGACTCAACCAATGCCATCCACTCACGCATAAAGGATAGACTGTCAGGCTTCTCAGAGTATGCTACTGAGTTGTTAGCCAAGGCACGATGCGGGTTGTTGTCCCACCATGCACCAGACTTAGCTGTACGCATACGGTCATCACTAAGATTACTCAATGAAATCATAGCACTACGGCGCACACCGCCTACGACTACTACTTCACCTATCTTACACATGATGTCGTGACACTCTATAGATGATAGCTTTCGCCCCTGTGCATCTTTAAATGTTTTAATTGTAAAGTTAAACAAGTCGATCAGTGGCGCTGGGCCTGATGCCCTACCTCCGAATGTCTTGAGCCTTGCGCCAGCTGGACGTACCCTACTCACGTCCCACGTAGGTATCTCACCAATGTACAGTAGCGCAATCACTTGACGGAGAGCCTTGGACCAACCCTCTTTGCTGTCCTTAACAACTATGT